TAATACATTGTCCATATGTACGTTGGACTGCGGATTCAAACTAGGTTCTACTCTAACACCGATACTATTACAGGAATTTTTTTGATTGTAAAAATAATTAGCCTTTAAATTATATAAGTTTATAATTTCACTTAAAGGTAAACTATTAGTGAAAAATCTCTGATTGCTTCCTTGTTTTATTACGTATTTGGGTGTAACTTTGAACGCTTTATTTTTTTTATTTTTACTTAACTCTGAACCTAAAATTAGTGGGGTCATAATCGACATATCCTCTTCTTGCCAAAAAACTTGACATCCATTTTGACCTGTGAAAACAGGGGCTACCGTTTCCCAATCAGAGGATAAATACTCACCTAAACTATATTGAGGATTTTTAATTGCTCCGGAATTTTCGGTAGTATTATTTTGGTCACCTTCATCTCCGCCCAAAGTAGTCCCTCCATCCGAGTTTCCACCAGAACAATCACAACTAGTACAATCCGGATAAGTTAGCATTGGTAATTTTATAGGTTTGAAATTGTAGTTTAATAATCTAGCGAAAATAGCCGCCATAGCAACAGCCAATCCCGCATATAAAATGAAAAAAGCAAACGCCTTCCAATCCCATATAATAACAGGACCTCCGGCATTACCACTAACTAATGGGGTGACAAACTTTACAAACCAAGTCGCGGATTCTTTTCCTAACATAAACACTAAAAAAACACCCAAAAAGACTTTCAACCAATTCCAAACAAATGCGACTATAGAATATACTACTATAATAACAAGCCCAATAAGACCCACTAACGCAATTAGAAAATCGAAAACACGCCATATCAATGTTGCTCTAAATACCCCATCGTTAACAGGGTATCTATTTGTCGTGTCTTCACAAGTATCATCCTCAATTCTTTTTATTCCAACAAATCTTTCTCTGTGATTAACATTAAAAAACAAGTTTTGAATCAAATTTGATTTTGCTTGAGTTATTTTATAGTTATCCACAAGTCCGGCAACTGTATACACTTTATTATAATCAAATTCATAAAAAGTATCCTCACAATTTATCGCATTTCGTATATCTCTATTATTCAGGTTAATTAATCCTGTCGTGTATCCACTCCAATCTAAACTGAAACCATAGGATTTTTGAAAATCATTCCATTCAGGTGTTGTGCGTGAAAGTGTTGCAGGGTCAACGTTTGCCCCCCAACCTCTTTCTCTAATATTTGGCACCAAGTAATATCCAACTTTATAATCTTCATTCAAATTACTAGATTGTTGCCATTTGATTTTAAACCTATATTTACCTTTTGTTGGTATCCCAATACTTGGATCATCCGACAAAACTTGCTGTCCAAACTCGTTTGTGAATACATAATCCCTATTCATAGGAACATCAAATAACCAAGTGCCATTTGCGTCTATTAATTTTCCTCCGTTAGGTAATTCAGCCCTTCTTAGCACAGGTAGACCATTATTATCTTGGAATATTGTTTGAGTAATACCAATAATTTCTCCAGGACCCGTAATTAATTTGCACAACTCTCCCGTTGATTTTTGAGAAGCTCCGTTCGCTCTCAATGACGCCTTCTCGTTAGTGCTCATGACAGATCCCATGAAAATAGCCGTAGGTTGGATATCGATATTCGCCTCCGCACTTAAATCAAAGTCAGTTCTTGTAATTCCAATTCTACAAACTTCTGGTTCACCCCAAAATGGTTGGATATCTATCGTCTTATTTATAACAATAATTTGAGGTAGTTCATAAAAATTTGGAGATGACCTAAACTTAACACCGTCAAACTGTTCTTCAGTTGCCATCCCCATTCTTATCAAATCTTGTGGAGATAACGAAAACGCACCAATGTCCGATAAATCAACATTCATTACGATTGTTTGAGTTCCAAGAGGAACTCCGAAAATCATATAATCACCACTTTCGTTTGTGGTTACCGTATATTTGTAATACTTGTCATAAATCTCTATGGCGGTTTGATCAACAACTGAATCTAATCTTGATGGAAAAGTGCCAGTTGGAACATGCCCTGGATATGATGGTAAATAAGGTAATAAATTAAATCTATACCCATCTTCATTTGTTTGTTCTAAAGTTTTGAACGGGTAAATCGTAGAAATAACCGGATTTTGAGCGTCTTCATCAGATACCGGAATAAAAATTGAAACTTTCGCATTTGGAATACCATACCCTCTGTTAGCAAAAACTCTACCCGCAATAATACCGTAATCAGAACACATTCTATCGTAAACATCTGTCTGTCTTATTTTAAGTGAAAGTATTTCTAACTGCTCAAAATCTTGATCTACTTGGACAACGATATTTTTATCTTCACCGGGTGTGGTTCTTATCCTATATGATTTACCCATCTAAATCTTTTAATTTATAAATAGTTAATCGTCTGTTTTTTACAGGCGTAATAACTAAACATAAACCATTATGAGAATAAATAAATTATTATGATATGGTAACTGTTTGGAAATTCTTAACTCTAACCCTAATATCCTTATTAGGGAATCTTATTTGATAAATTTGATTGGGTAATGCAAAAATAGTCCCATCTACAGGTTTAATCTCTCTTGTTTCCGCATTTTCATACGCCATAGATGTTTCAGAAGATGAATATTGCCCACCAACATTATTAAAGAATTGTATTGAGGTTATAGACATAACCCCATTTTCATTTTGAATGATTCTATTTAAATCTGATGTATTAATATTTTGACCCAACTGCCTTGATAAGGGGTTAAAAAAAGTGGTTATTTTATTAATTATAGATGTTATAATAGATCCTTGATTTTGACTTGAATCTAATACAACCGAGATATCAATTGACAAATCAATAACATCCGCAGTTTCAACAGAGATGTAATCATTTAACATTCTATAATTTGAAAGATATTCGGCGATATTTGATATCAAAGTATTTGATACAATTTGAGTTAGTGCTCCGGAGGTATCATAACTTAATATCTTAATTTTAACTTTGTTATCTTCTTCTACGACCGCAACTTTTGCAGGGCCTCCAAATTGTGCCGGCATTTTTCTTATCAAAGCCTCATAATCATTTATTGTGACCGCTCTGTTTTGTGCCGAAAAATTAAATGAAACAAAATTTCTAACTTCTTCTAATGTTGGTAATCCGGAACCTCCAATTGCCGCGGTTATATTATTACAACTTAAAGAATTAATAACTGACGTGTTAATATCTTGTGAAGGACCACTAACAAAAAAATCAACAGTTCCTACTTGGTTTATCACATTAACACCAATATTTGTCCCTAAACCCCCACCAACTCTGTATTGAATGAATAGAGTCGTATTCGGTCTCAATGTGCTACCTAAAGAAAAGTTATTCAAATAAGATTGCATAGGTTGAACATTAACTCCCGATCTTGCAAATTCTCTTAATTGGTCTTCCGCAGATGTGTTTCCACCTCCAAAAGTCATTTTCAAAAACCCTTCAGGTGTGAATTCTGTTATGAATCTATCACTAGTGGTAAGATATCTACCAACTTTTATTCCCGGATCATCAGATGGTTTTGTAGGATCTTCAACAAAAACTTTATCCTGAGCCAAAGCGTCTACTTCATACCATCTACCATCATTAGTTAAAAATTCTTGAGAGGTAGGGACGTTAGCATAACTAGTACCGTCTTTTTGAATAACTGAAGTTATACCCAAAACATTTTTTTCAGGTAAAAATAACTCATAAAATGGTCTCACATCAGAGGGTAAGATTGATTGTTTGAATACCTTTGTTATACCATTAACAACAAGTTCTCTTTTGACAATAGTATAATTAATCAAGATATTGTTAGCGTTGAAGTTTGGTATTTTCAATCTATTTGGAAACCCTTTCGCATCATATGGAGATGCGAAATCAATATCATAGACTGTTTCAAACACTTGCCCCGCGCCCAAGACCTGACTTCCTCTTCTCAATATTCCCTCATATCTTTCATCATCTTTATCACCAAAAACCGGAACTGTTATGGAAAAATCAACCATAGCAACAGATGGTCTTTGTCCTGGTAGTTTCAATCCATAAGTTCTTGCTATGTTAAATACGGAAGATTTTTGCTGAGCGTATTGTAAGACAGTTTCCTGAATACTTCTATCAATATGAAAATGTAAGTTATCGGATACTGCAGCGTTTAAATCCAAAAAAACAGAAAAAACGGAAGCATCATTAAAATTATCAACCAATTCAGGATAATAAATTTTAACAAAATTTATTAATTCAGTTCTTATAGATTGAAAATCTCTTGTTGTATATGATATTCTTTTTTCTGCCATACTATTAAATATTAATTATAACGAAATCTTTACTACCGAAAACACTATCTGTCACAGTATATTCAATTCTAACCTTTGCGGTATATTCAATTTGACCCTGATTTGGCATCGAAAATTCTTTATTTATTGTATTTCCAGCGGTTGTCACTGAAATTGTTTCTTCTTCGCTCGATGCCGCAGTAATTGAAATATCGGTAATTCTTAAATTAGGAATAAACTTTTCACAAGCATCTCTAATATCAGATTCTATATTATTAAAAGTGGGACTATCCAATGGTTCAAAGATATATTCATATAATCTTGTTCCAAAATCAGGTAAAAAATATCTAGAACCTTTTCTAGTTAATAATAAATGAATAAGATTTGATCTTATTTCATCGTCGCTCGTCTCAGTAAGTTTTAAATATTTACCGGTTGTTGAGTCATTAAACGGAAACGCAATACCAAATGTTCTTCCATTAGCCATACCGATAAATATTCACTTCTATTTTTTTGGTGAAGATTTTCTAAATTTTATTACCATTGACATCGCCTTAAATTCCCCGGACGCCCTTTCAATTGATGGAATAGTGTCCGGATCTCCCCTTAACGCAAATTGTTTTTCTACCATAGATGATTCCATAAGAGCATTATACAATATATCAATCTCTTCTTTCGGTAAATAACCCAGTAAATTTGTATGTAAATCCTTAGATAACCTTTGCATTATCACACAATTATCGTGGGGATATTCATCTTTTAATAATTTCTCAGCAGTATCATTCAATACATTGGATATATCATTCAAAATATTGGATATCTTTTCAATACTTTCTTTTTCTACTTCATCCCTCTGTCTTATGAATTCAATAACATTTTTACAAATATCAATTATTTCTGAGATCATCTCTTACGTTTGTATTACCTTTTATTCCCACCGGTTCAAAAGGACAATGTTTACAAGTTTTTCCGCAACAATCCCCCCTCTGAAGATGGTATTCTTCAGTAAATACTAACAAACCTTTTTCATTTATGTAGTATAAAGAAGGGAGAAGTTTTCCCTTCTCCCTTATTTTGTCATCTATGTTTTTCATATGATTACTTAATTTCACATGCACCACCCGCACAAGCTAGTTCACCGCTGAGATCTGTGTTGTCTTGTAGTTCAACAACTTTGCTTAGGTCAATTGAGTGAAGTGTTTTATACATTCTATCAAATGTTTCTTTATCACAATCTTCAAATGGAGCTTGAGTGTAAGTTCCACCATCATAAGGTAATACTGATAATCCATTATAGAACTCACGATTCTCCCACATCCATTCACCGGCAAGTTCCCAATCTTCAGGTTTCAAACTGATTGTTGCAGATACATTGTGGGTGTTTTCTCCTTTTCTGTGTCCGGGTCTAACCCACTCTTGTGTGATCTTTTTAACTCTCTCAAGAAGTTGGAACGGACTTTCTGTTCTGAGGATAGCTCCTTCAGGTGCCTTTTGTGGGACAGAGATAACCGCCGTATCGTGTGGTCTGAAAAACTCATCTTCCACAAGTTCAGGGTGATTAATATATAGATAAGTGTAGATAGATTCGTTTTTACCTACACGAACTCTTCTGATATAATAATCATTGTGCCAAGCGTGAATTCCGGATGAAGTTCCAAGAGTTAATGATGTTGTTCCCGCAGGTTTTACTGTTGTTGTTCTTGCGGATCTATTGATTCCGATAAGGTCGGCAACTCTTGCGTTTTCTTCTTTAACACATTTTGCGGCTTCTTTCATATTATATCCCAATACAACACCTGATCCGATACCTGTCATAGATACACCGATAAGTGCGTCTTTTTCTGTTGTTCTTTTCCAAATGTCTCTTAAGTAATGGAAATCTGTATATCCCGCTTGAAGTGTTCCGATGAATGCCGCCGCTTTAACTCTATTGTTAAGATCTTCTTGAGATTCAATATCAGATACATTAACCTCACAAAGATTACAGAACTGATTAGGTCTGAGAGCGATCTCACAACAAGGATTAGTTCCCCAATCTTTATCATTTGTGAAATATATACCGGGTTCTCCCGCTCCTGATGCCTCAACTCTTTTCCAAAGATCCAAGAAGAATTCTTTTGTGATCTTATGTCTTAAAAGAACTGCGGAGTTGTTCGCCCTACCTCTTTGTGGATTGTTTTCCCACCAAGCCCCTGACTTACAAGAGATCATTTCTTGGTCATCAGCACTGAATAAAGCGATAAGTGCCGCTCTTCTGATACCACCGGCAAGAACTGCGTCAGCAATATGACAAACCATATCGTGAACCTCAATTGTTTCAAGTTTCTCACCATCTTGTTTTGCGTCCAACATACTTTGAAGTTTGTGTAAACAATCTTTAAGTGGTTGAGGACCAGGGGCTTTACCACCTGATGTAACAAGTTGAGCACCTTTTGGTCTGATATCTGAAAAATCAAACTCAGGAGTTGAAAGTTGTTCTCCAAAATAAGATTTGAATAATACTTTAATTGCGTCAGCCCAACCTTCGATTGAATCACCAATTAAGAATCTTCTTTTTCTGTTAGAATTTGGTTTTCTGATTTCAGGAAGTTGGTCAACATGATGTTTTTGAACTGAATACCCTACTCCGGTTCCTCCAAGAAGTAAGAACATAGCCTCAGCAAAACTATCTAATGAATCAATA